TGGAGGCGGTTTCCTGATAGAGCTCGCCAGCCATGCGGTAAGTCAGGCGGAGCAGTTCAGCTTCGTCTATACCGCCGCGGTCGAAAAGATCGGCCAGATGTGGATAGATGCGGGCGACGGCCAGGGCGAGGGAGGCGTTATCTCGTTCGGTAATATCTGGACCAGTGATACTGATATTAGAATTGGGATTGACGCGCCGGCTCGACTGTTTACGAATGCGCACGGCGATGGCGGCCAGTTTGGTGAGAGCGCGCAGGAAGGATGTTTGGGATTGTTCGAGGCCGCGGAACGTTGGAGTTCCAGCCGCTTCGGCGGTGGTGCGTGTGCTGCTTTCGGGTTCGGCTAGGTAGTGGGGTGGGATACCTGAACCGGCGGAGATCATCTTTTTGAGGGCCAGGCCATCCTTCTCTGCGTCAGTAGAATTCAGGTTAGGGGCCGGCATTTCGACTGTCTCATCTGGGTCGAGCAACAGGAAGGAACCGGGTGTGGGCGGATTGGCATTGAGTTCGGTTTGTTTGCCCTTTTTTTCGGCGTCGCTAGTCCATTTCTTTTTCCAGATAATGAGCCAGGCGAAACGGAAGCGGTTGAGGCGGGCGCGGTCTTCGAGCCAGGCGGAATAGCGGCCGATCCAGGGCAGCAGCGGGGCCAGGTCAGGCTCGCCCCAGGGGACGCCGACAGGTCGGTTGACAGCATAATGAACGATGAAGTTGTCCTGCTGTTGGAGGCGAGAGTCATAGGCAGGCCAGGGCGGGGTATTTAGATCAACTGGAATAAAGTAAGTCTCCTGGCGGACATCATTTTCTGTGGTCTGTATCTCCTTGATCTGGTCAGCCGGGATGGCGCGGACGTAGGACATACCGGTAAGAGGATCAGAGCTGAACAGAAAGAATAAATTGCCGGAGCGGGTAAGTTCGTCCATCCATTCCGAGACCTGGCTGTCGAAGTCATTGAGTGGGTCTTTCCACCAGGCGGTAAGGAAATCGAGAGTTGCCTTGTGATCGCATTTGGGAGTCAAGCCTTCGCCGATGACGAATTGCGTATAGAGTTTGACGATACGGCGCGCGATGGGCTGGACGCGCCAGGCGCGCAGGCATGCGGAGAGAACTTTTGTGCGATCGTAGTCATAACGGTCGCGGTAATTTGCGCTGAGACCGCCAGGGTAAAAGGTGTTGTCGGTCTCGGCGACAGTCAACTCGGCTTTGATTTGCTTACCAAAGGGCGTATTGAGCAGGGCCTTGATAGCACGGGAGGCAAAGGATTTAGACATTAGATTTTACTCATGTCCGAGAGTGGATCGGGGGCGTGGACGATGGTGGCTTCGGTTTGGATGGTCCACTCGAGTTGATCCAGTTTAGCCGAGAGGGCGTTGGAAACGATCAAGTCGTCGTGAACGAGGAAACCATCCGCGGCGCGCGTGCCGTCGGGTACGCCCCAGCGCAAAGTCTTGGCGGGACCGGGAAGGATCTCCATCTGGCAGTGGTCCAATTGGCGCTCGAGGTCCGGATCGAAGGGGGCATACTCGCACCAGCGGCCGGTCTCGATGATGGAAAGATATTGCCAGCCGATCTCGCTCTTTTCCTGCTGGGTAAATTTGACCGGAATTACACGGCCAGGAAACGCCCTATCGAGCAGGGCAAAAAGTCCCTCCCCCACCCCGGTGGCGTCTATGACGAAATAGCGCGTGTTCCAGGCTTCGGCTAGGCTGCGGATCTGGCCGAAGACGGCGACTGGTGAATCGCCGGTCCACTGTTTGCGGAAGATCGGGCGATATATAGGCAGCTGCATGGTATCGAGGTGGGTCAAGTCAGCTCGAACGATGGTCAGGGCGGTGGCGTCGCGGCCTTCGTTCTGAAGTCCCTCGAGTCCCTGGCGTTTGGCTTCATCCTGGCCGGCGCAGTCGATTAGGAAAGCATAGAGGCCAGCGGACGGGCGACTCTGGGAAGCATGGCTGCCGATCATCAGCGCGCGACGGGCGGGCGGGAACATGCCGGCCTGGGCGTCCATCTCTTCGCAGAAGAGTTGTGTACGGATCATGGGATGATTGCGTCCAAGTTTGGCGATCTGCTCGGCGACATACTTGCCGTAGGCGGGAACTTCGAGAGCGACCTGATCGGCGTCGAGCGTGAAAACGCGGCGGATGCCGTCAGCTTTTTCAGACTGGCGCGCGGCGCGCAGCTCGCGGCCGAGCAAGGTTTGGCTGGTCCAGGCTGTGCCCCAAAACACGCGGGTGGCGTTTGTGCTGGCGGCCATGGGAGCAATTTCTTTGTCGTACTTGGCCGTGGTAATATCCTGGGCTTCGTCGATTTCGAGCAGCAGATTGGCAGTGGCGCCGACGATGGAAGCTTTGGGAGAACCGGACATGAAGATGCAGCGGGATTCGCCCAGGCGGTAGATATAGCCGGATTCTTTCTTCCAGTAATCACGGACAAGGATGTTATTCTTAAGCGTAGATTCCAAACGATCCATGGCGTTTTCGGATTGCGGTTTCCAGGTAGGCGAGATCTTGACAATGTTGACATTGAACTTGATGCAGATGGTGAGCAGATAAGTTTCGAGTTGTGCCTGAGTTTCGTTCTTGCCGGACTGGCGGGGGAACATGACGACGAAGGAAAGGCCGGCCTTGGCAACCACTGAGGAAACGATAGCGCGGATGACTTCTTCTTGGTAGCGGCGCAGTTTGAGCTTGCTAGCGAATTCAGCAAATAGAACGGGATCGCTGATGACTTGCTTGACCTGGTCGTAAATGTGCATAGGATCATATTAGCTTTTAGCTGCCAAAGAAGGCTTGAATGAGGGCGGCGACGCCTGTCAGGAAGCCTGCGCCGGAGAAGAGGCTTTGCCAGGTACGAGCTGCAGTGGCGGAATCGGTGAGGGCGCGGATGCGGGTTTCGTGGTCGCGAATGTCACTATGTAGGCTCTTGTTGGATTCCTGGAGAGAAGAGATACGTTCCTGAGCTAGCTGAGTCTGAAAATCCAGCTTCTCCTCGAGATGCGCAGCGCGAGCGTTGAATTGATCCTGGATGCGGGCGAGTTGCTCTTTGACGAGTTGGTATAGGGGATCGTCTTCCATGTTCGCTCCAAAAGTCTGAAATGACCTGGATCAACAGGCTATGGGTTACGTGGGTCAAGTTCACTGCCAAAGACCTCCTGGATGGCCTGGGTGAGTAGGGCGGCGACGTCCGTCTGTCGGTGCGCCAGGGCCTGGTTGGTGCGCAGCATCCCGGCCAGGCGGGTGGAGGCTGAGCCCATGGTGTTGAGTGTATCCATAAGATCCTGCTTGTCCTCGTCATCGTTGGCGATCTGCTGCAGGCGGCGGATCTGGACGCGCATCAGATTTATCTCGTCATCGAGACCATCAGCATGCAAGAGCGTTTCAAGATCGCTCAACTCAGTTATGGTAAAGCGGGAGGAATAGAAGCCGTGCTTGAGTGCGTTTGTGTTGGCGGGTTGGGCGCCTTTTTTGCGGGACATTAGACAACGAATGTGTTAACGAATAAACGAATAGGAACGGGTAGCACGGGACGGCTGCTTAATGGTAGCTACGAATAAACGAATAGGAACGGGCAGCACGGGACGGCTGCTTAATGGTAGCTAAGTGCGCTACCACTTAAAGCAATACGGGACGGTATGAGCCGTCCCGTGCCTGAGGGGATTATAGAACAAGTGAGCGAAAAAGTCAACGGGCGAGGAACGAATACTAGACCCGCAGGGTGCTTCCTTACCCACAGGGTGCTTCGCGATGAGCATTTATTCGAGCAGTTTCTCCATGTATGGTTTCAGCCATTGTACGCACGACCAGCCGGCCGCGTGGCTGATCCAAACCGAGCCATCTGATAATTTGACCTGGATGACGGGGACGGCGGTAAGAATTTCGCCCTGCGCCAGCCTGCCCAGCACGGCGCTGAACACTCCTGGCGCGGCGTGCACGCGCAGACCGGATGAAAGTACTCGATAGCGGACAGGCGGGCTGGTTGGCGGCAGGAACGCGCCGAAGACATCCTGAAGCATGCTGGCAATTGTCACGTTGGGATATTCGGGAGGCGGGGTGGACTTAGCAATCATAGAGATCTCCTAAGATGGTTGCGTACTTGGTAACTAAAATGATTGCACACTTGGCAACTATAGCAGCTTTGGATGGGCGGGGAGCATGGCAGCCAGATAGTGTCCTCCGTTCCTTCTGCCGGAGCTGGGCCTGGCGCGCGTTGGGTAGGGCCAGTTATCGAGGACGGTATTCCATTCGGCGAGGGACGGGGAAACGCGATTGCGAGCAAGGACCAGGTTGAACTGATGGGACTTTTCGTAGTAGACGATGGTGACGCGCAGGCCGCCGGTGCAGCGATGGCCATATGGATGGGCCGGGTCAGCGATGGCGGCGTCGGTTAGTTTGGAGAGAATGGCAGCAAGCATTTTGAACTCCTTGTCAACGAATGAAATTGGCGGATAGCAGATAGCGGATGGCGGATGGCGGATGGCGGATAGCGGATGAACGAATGGGATCAGCAATTACCAACCCCAGTAGGCAATGCCGTAGGCCAGTAGGAAGCCAATGGTTGAACCCGCGATAAACATAAACAATGCAAGCGCAACGGCCTTGATACCGGCCGCGCCGCGTTCATTATCCAGAATAAATTGGATATCCTGATCAGTGTAGGTTTTCATGGTTCTCCTTTTGGTCGAGAAGGGTTTGCAGGTTGTTGACGGCTTCGGTCACCCAGGGTTCGGTGTA